TTTCAGGATCATAAAGGTCTCGGGCATAATAGGGAAGTGCAGCGGTATGGGGATTGCAGCCATTCCATACTTATCATATTCAAAGACAATCAGGGTTAAATAATTTGCGGGAAAATTGGTTGTTGGGAAAGTGGTAGGCATCAGGAAATCTCACAATCGATTTTAGTTAGGTTTGTTGCTCCAAGTGCCGGCGCTCCGGATCCACCGGTAACACTAACGATGCAGGAACTTGTAGGGATCTTCACTTCCAAATTGTCCTTCAGGTAATCAATGATTGCTTTTGCCATGGCATCAGCAGCTGCGTCTGGCGTTGAGTTCTCATCCAGATTGCTCATCTCGGCCGTAATTTCTCTTTTTAATCCTGCAGCGCTGAGTGACATTCTTTAGACCTTCACATTACTGTTTAAAATATTATGGGGGGCGCCGGTATAAAAACATTTCGGGAGATTGTTGACCAGTTTCTTGGAAGCACTCGCTCCAAGGTTCACGGTAGATCCATCGACATTGGTTTCCCCTTCACTGGTAATATCAGTTTTACCAGTGGTTACAATTTCAGTATCGCCGGCGGTCGTGATCTTCGTCTTTTCCCCAGCTGTCAGCTTGACATCTTTTTCTGATACCACTTCGACATGATCCTTGGCAGTTATTTTGGCCTTGGAATTGGTTACGATCTCAGTATTGTCCTCAGCTGTCAGGATAAGTTTATCTCGACTGATTATATCGGCCTGCCCGATCGTTTCGATCTGGGAAGCACCCTTAACTATTATATCGGCATCCCCGGCAACAGCGATAGCCAGCTTGCCGTTATCTCCGCCGACGTTCAAGTTTAAATCCCCATCCGTACCCTGCAGATTTATTGACATGGATCCAGTGCGATTTGTCTTTATATCTACCACCCCTACAATTTCCCCGTCTTCATCTCTGATAGTATGCAATAAATGGATGTCATCGACATTGGAGCCTTGGATCCGATCGGATTTCGGATCCATCATGAAATCAGTAATAATTGGGTTGTCCCGATTGCCGTTTATAAACTGGACGAGAACAGTATCGCCCTTCTGCATTTGCCAGTATACCCTGCCGGAGATCCGGACTTTGGGTAATATCTCGCTATCCGCCCGCAGCTGAATATCTGCAGTATAATCCTGAAAGACCTCAAGAACTTTTGCATATACTATGCCGGACATCATGGGTGACTCACCCTATGCCATGTGCTGACATATTTCTTAACAGTGCCTTTACCCAGATGGGTATTATAATGGTTTTTCCAATACGTCGCCAGCGCCCGAACATCAGTATGATCTGGTAATTCATCCGGAACCCGGCGATATTTCAGCCGGCACATTGCGATCGCAAATTTGTCATTGCGCAATAAGGCGGTTGCCATGGTGCTCTCGGTAGGTGCTTTCAACCACGTAGCTGTTAAATCGGTAACTGCTGCGACCTTATATCGTAGATCGTCTCTGAAAGCCAGATAGTTAGTGCAAATATCCATCCCGGTTGAAACTTCAATCTGCCAGTATGATTTAGCGTCTCCGCCCCCTATCTGTTCTTTGTATTTATACAATGACTCAGCTGCACCGGTTCCGGTTACCAGATTAATGGCTGCATCGGAATTCATTTCCAAGGCCGTCAATACTCTGGTGATGTCTTCCACGGTCTGGGCAGGGACTTCGATTGGAGCGCTTTCAGGTTCTGGGTCTGGAGTTGCTTTTTCAGCGATCGCAATATCGGCCTGCCTCGTCGATTCGATGAAGGCCAGACCATTAGCATATAATTTATTCCGGAGTTCATCCGTCATTCCCCGCTCAAGCTGCAGGGTAGTTATAAATGGAGCTCCGTACCGATATTCATTCCGAACTGAAATGATATAATATGTGAAATCATTCGAGGATCTCAATAATTTGTCGCCGGGTCTTATATTGGAATTGCCCCGGATCTGCATCGTACCTTCTTCAAAACGATGGTTGTCTTTATTCCAGAGATACAATTTATTCCGGTAGTACCTGAATTTTTCCAGAGTACCGCCATCACCATTAACTACCGATCCGTCTTTTGTGAGCGGCATAAACTGGATCCGGGCTTCCAAATCCCTACTGCCAACTTCCCGGTATAGATCGGGATCTATCAACGGCGGGAAAGTAGCGTACTCTGTATCGGACTGGATAATACGCTCTCCCGGGAGAACACTAAAAATGCTGTACGCTTTGCTCTGGGAAACTCTCAGGTTTTTTGATATGATGTCTGCCGGGGTTACAACATGGTAAGATAGGCCATCCAGCCAATTTCCAATATTGTGCCAGCCGCTGTCCTCAATATTGTTACCAAGAGAATCTATGGCTGGCTCAGGGTCTTGACTTGATGAGAATGGAGCTGGCCTCATCCTTAAATAGAGTTTGCCGTTTTTGCTCTCAGTCCACAATTCGCTGAATGGCTCTCCGGCGTACTTTTTAAAGTATTCGAACATGGATCCACCATAAGCGCTCAGGCCGGTGTTAAACACCGTTTCACCTGCCCGGACGAACATTGATGTGCCTACATCGATGAAATCCCGCAGGGTGCCCGTTTCCAGCTCAATTTCAAGCGCTGGGAGTTTATCGTAGATGGACTGGATCGCAAATATTGCGGTTTGGTCAAAAAAGTCCAGTTTGATAGCTCCATTGCGGAGATCCAGATTTCGCTGCTCCAATTCTTCTGGTAAGCCAAATGCATTAACAAAATATTTTACGAGATCGAATAACCAGACCGCACCCAATGACCGGCCTGTGATCTGGATAGACCGGGTTGGCTTTTGTGCATCCACTGAAGTTATTTCTGTCACTACATCAATAATTCCAACCATCGTAGTGTCTTCGCTATCCAAATATATTTCTACCAGATCTAACGGCTTGATGAGCTTTTTATAAATAGGATCTCCGGATGCATCTTGTACATAAACCAGATTAATCGAAAAGGATCCAGCTGGGCTGTTAATAGAGTTATCCGTGGTTATAGATATTATATTCCGTTCGTCGTAGATCGTCCGGGCTGCAGTGATACCCCCAATAACAAAATTCCGGGCAGTCTTCGTATGGAAGACCAACCGGGCGCTGGGTTTTCTTTTAGTCCACTGCTTTGCCATTAATACATTCCACCCAGATTAAGTCCACCGCCGGGAAGGGCATGTGCCCCCCAACCGGCTTTTTGTCGATCAACCGTAGCTTTATAATTTTCTGTTTCAATCGCCGTCGTCATCACCATTCCACCCTTGACCCATTTTTCTCCGAAATTAGTCACGGTATCATTGAAAGCCTGAACTCCATCCCCAAACAAGTTTGCAGCGGTTTCTATTTTGCCTATCTCAGTGATAACCTTATTTCGCATAGCCATGAAGCCGGTTGTATCTGTAATGTCATCGACCCGCTCGTCCATCTCCTTCTTGCGCTTGGTAATTTCTTCAGGAGATAAGCGGTCATAATCTGAGGCGCCTCGATTCAACATTTCCCCAAGGCTGTTCATGTCCTCATCCGGATTCCATAGAGCTCTCATTGGAATATTAAACTGCCGACCCATGAGGAAGGCCGCTTCCTGCTCTTTGCCGCCGCCCATCCGTTTGAACATACCCCAAAGTTCCTTCATGTTCTCATAGTCAGTGAGACCCAATTCCTGCTGAGCCTGAATTGATGCGGGCGTTGCGACTTCACCCCGAGCTTCCAGTACCCGCCGGGCAGCTTCGAACCCCAGACCGCCAGACTGAGTAATGCCGCCTTGAAGTCTATTGATCATTTCGGTGCCCCGCTCACCTTGAAAGGGTAGACCCATTTCCGCAAATTGAGCGGCGATCGCAATTACATCTTCCGGATCCGCCGTTACTGCCGATCTGAGAATTCCGGGGGTGATGCCCTGAACGGTTCCCATAAACTCCTGCCGGCGGAATCCACCCATGCCGGCAGCATCTGCTCGCATAATAGCTCTGGAAAGCATATCCTCATTCATTTCGCCGGGCTGGTATCCTGTCCGTGCCATGGCTCCGGTAAACTGCATAGCGGCTTGTGCATCGATCCCATGGGCAAACCCGGTTAATACTGTTCGTTCCATCTTGGATCCTGCCAGCTCAGCCGTTCCACCGAGTCTCATCCATTCCCGTTCGAGCTGGATAGTTTCCTGAACGCCTTTTCCGATCGCCAATCCGGAGAGCTCTACTTCCCGGCGGAAAATCTTCATGCTTTCGGTGCCCTCGGGAATTTCACTCATGCCTGACATCAGGCCGGTAAACTCTGGAGCCAGCTGCCGATTCTTTTCTATTCCCTGACCTACAAACTGAGCTGCTCCCAGTGCCCCAACTGCAGCCAGACCAATACCGGTACCAGCTGCTAATTTTGCCCCGACACCCATCCCAGCAAATTTTGCTGCTGCTGTTCTGCCGAACCTTCCCAGACCAGAGGACAACATTCCCATACCGCCCCCACGGAAACCACTGGCGCCAGATTGAAGGAAGTCATCTGCGAATCCACCCCGAGCCCGATCTGCTGGATCTCCAATCCCCATGTCTTCCGCCCATTGCATCCGGGCGGCTTGTGATTCTACTGTCTCACGGGAAGTAAGAACATGAGCCCGCTGCTCTGCCGAGATCCGCTGTTTAACCATGTTCCGTTCATGAGTAGACATGGTTTTTTCCATCTCATGGCGCATATCAGAAATGCGCTCACGGGATCCAGCCGTTTCAAGTCGCTGCTGGAGATTAATCTGTTCACGGATATAATTGTTCTGGCGCTTGAGATCTTCCGGGTATTTCTGAGCGGCCTCATTCCGCAAGGATTCAAATTGTGCGGATATATTATGAAGTTCTCTGAGATCCTGAATTTGCTGCTTGACCCCGGCGCCGCCGGTAGTCTCAGTATTAATCTCTATGCCAATTCGGTGAGTCATTGCTGCCCTTTTATTTTAGATTCTTCAACAGGTCTTGGTCTTTTTCGGAGAGATGGACACCAATCGCTTCGAGCGATTCTTCCACGTTGTCATCAAGATATGTGGTCTGATCAGATTCAGGAATCGTCATTTCAGCACCACATCTTGGGCAGTTGGTAGTTCCCGGGTGCGGCTCCCCAATGTAAGTACAACTATTACAGTGCGGGTTTGTAGCCCGGAAAATCTCTTGTTGCTTAGCTTCGTATGCCTGTTGGATATACCAATCAATTGATATATCCCGGTCTGTTATCTGAAGATACCTCGGATCATTTGGTGGTAGCTGGTACTTCTTCCTGTACCAGATCCTCAGACTGTGTATCCTCAGTTCCTTTTCCGCTATCGCTGTCAGCTCCGCTTTTATCTGCTCCGGTTTCTTTCTTGGGAAATATCTCCGCTACTTTAGCGAATTCATCCCAAACCTTTCTGACCTTCTTCAGATCCGTTTCAAGTTCAGCGCCCTTCCATGATTCAGGGGCTTTAACTATGCGGACGTCCAGCTCTGCAACGTACTGGGCAGTATAGGCAGCGTTATTATCGCCGGGTTCCGGTGACATATAAAGCGACCCCCACTGTCCAGCTGTGAGAGATTGTTTTTTACCTTCAATGAGCAATTGTTCTGCGATGGTGAGCTCTTTTTTTGCTTCAAAGGACTCACCATCAACAGAAAATATAACGGTGTTAGTTTTGTTATCCATTTATCGTCGCCTGACTATTATTATTAACTGGATGCTTCGCCCGGTACGGACAAAGGTGTTCCATACATCCCGGATCCACTGCGCTGCATGATAGTATTCTCACCTACCTGCAGACTGAGATTTCCCATCTTGCACATACCAATGGTAGCGATGGGCTCATTTGTGTATTTATCCGAAATATCCAGAGTGAAACCTTCCTGAGTCATAATAGCTTTCGCTATATCGACTGCAGATTTCCCTGAACGTGCGGCATATTTAAGGTTTGTGATATTGTCGGTTGACAGTACCATTGATGCATAATTGAATGTGCCGGAGAACCGTAATGCAACTATTTCCTGCGGGGTGAAGTGTCCGATCCCATGGATCGCTTGCAGTGAATAGTCCTCATTCTCTGTAATGTTCGTCAATACTCCAATTTCCTTGGATTCGAACACTACTTTTATCCGGGCACCATGTACGACTTTATTTGGCATGGTAATATTCTCCTATTAGTTGTTAGAGGACAGCTACTGCTTCAAAGAGGAAGAAGTTCATCGGGTTGTTAAGCCTGATGCTCACTGATATGCTCCAGCCATCGCCAGAGGCAAGTCTGGTAGCCGATACGCTTTCCCATGCGGGCAATATGTTGTCCGGATCTGAATCATTCTCAGCGATAGTACCGTCTACAATTTTATCATTACAGAAACCTTCAACGAAGGCCACGACTGTAGACCGGCCTATTCCAACGGTACCGCCAATAAACTTTTGATCTGCAGCAACCGTTAATTCTTTTGTAAACTGCCCGGCGGATCTCATCAACGATATTTCCGGAGATGAGTTGCTGGCGGGATCCCACAGCTGCGTATTATTCAGCAAGGATGTTACCCCCTGAGTAATGACCCAACCCACACCATCCATATATTTAGCAGATATAACTCCGCCTTGGATGAGCTGCTTTCTCTCAGCTGGGGTGTACTCATACTGCATTCCCTGAGCTGTGAATACTTTCCGGGTAATCGGTTCTTTCACCGCCTGACCTGCAATCAGGCCGGCGATCTTAGCGGCAAAATAAATCGGCGCCAGAGTTTCAACTCCGGATCCGTCTTCTGCCAGATCCTTTACTCCACAGGCCGCAACTGCCATATACCCAGAATTCAGCGTCTGGGATACTGCCAGTGCGCCGGTTATGCTGAGTGCCTTAGTTGCTACGGAAGCATATCCGCAGACCCCCATCCGAAAATAAGAATTCGTTCGACAATGGGCTTCTACCAAAACCTGCTGCGCCAGAGTCGTGCTATCCAGAAATACTATCTGACAATTGGCTTCTTCGATGAGAGTTAAGGCCGCTTCAATTGCAGTCGTATCCATCGATGGGGAAGCGCCGCTGGTTAGATTGGCTTCGACCTGTGTGTCTGGCAATCCATCTGAAACATAGGTTGCTTCAACGAAGGCCGATTCATTGTTCAAAGCCTGCATACACATCCGAGGATATGCCTGTAGAACCTGCGCTGATACCTTACAGGATGCTGCTGCCAATGTGTTGAGATAGAGACTGCTCAGGGCGCCGGCTCCAGCTGGAGCATTGGCATTTATTATGGCTGTCCAATCGTCCAGAGCATCGATGGCCTTAGCAACCTTCGAAATTGTATTATACGTTGACTCAGCCAGATTGAAATTAAAGTCGGTATTTTCTACACCGGTACCGCCATCGGTTCCAACAATGTAGTTGCCGGCGGTTACTTCGATTTTTCCCAGAGTTTCAGACCCGACATATTGAATATCCAGAGCCAGCCCCAGATTATCAAATACTTCCGTTTCATCTCCTGATATGACAGTAATTTTTTTCGTGGTAGCGCCAAGGGTTCCGTTTTCGGTTTTGATCCGGATGTCGTTTGTATAAACCCCATAATCCTTGGATTTAATGATTATCGAAGTGAGATCTATCGATCCCTGCACAGCTACCTGTGCCCGGACGAAGCCAACGTATGGAGCTCCGTCCTGCTGGGTAGACGGATTGAACATATATCCGATTTCCCGCAGGGCTGACCCACCCCGTAATACATCTTTTGCGCCGGTTTTATCCGTGAACCAGTGGATCTCACTGGGGGCGCCACCTTCACTTTCACCGATGACTATGATTCGCCCGGTAGCAAGAGGATTCGCTCTGGGAGCTATGCCCACAGAGAATTTGCTTGCTGCCTGCGGCTCAACTAAAATCTGATTGTTAAAGACCTGCTGTGACATTTCAATGCTCCTTACTTAGAGGTGAGAAACTGTTTATATAGTTTTTCCCAATCTTCTTGAGTATGGGTTCCGACACCATTCTTGGCGCCCCTCACCCAGACCCGAAAACCGGCCTTCATTACGACCGACATATCCACGGTAGAAGCAAATTCATTCATGGACTTCCTATGATGTTTTTGGGACTTATTTTCTGAAACCTTTTTCTTAGCCATTCTATGACTCCATTAATTTTGCACGTTTCCAGATCCTGCATACCACGAATCAAGATCCTCGGTGTATTTTGATTTTACAACAATTCCACACTGGATCAGCATGGATCCGCCAACCTGTACTCGGTCTTTTACCGATTCATTATATACGTCTCCCTCTATAATAATATCGGCGTAAACAAAATCTGCCCCCTGTTCCGCAACAAGGTACCGGTGCATGGCTTCCCTGCTCTCCCGGAATATCTTAACAATGTTTTCCCGGCGGACAGAGCTGGGGTCTTCCCAGATAACTTGAATGTTATCTATATCTATCTGCCCGTGTTCGCCAACTTCTCCAGCGATCTGCTCAGGTTTTATTGCCCGGCCTATGAAGCGCTGCATGATAGATCCGCTTGCCCGCATGACATAAAAGGTAGGCGGTCGGTTGGTTTCCAGACCATATTCCCGGTGGATCTCATAATCCTTTTTCTCTGTCATGCCATAATTCTTGAGCACTTTCACGATGAGATCTATTATTGGAGATACTGTATCTGGAACGTCAGCTGATGCGCTGGAAGCTACGACAGCGGTTACATCCGTTTTGGCGGAATAGCTGGCGAGGGTATCGTGAATCACTATGCTGTAATAATAAGTTTTGCCGTTTTCGGCGGTCATGTCTGCCACAGCATACGGCGCAGGTACAGCCGGAAAACCTGTCAGGATCTGAGGAGTTATCCCAGACCCAGCCGGGTCTGCAAAGTAGGCCGCTATATTCGCATTGGTATAGTAGGCCGTCTCTTTCCTGAATACATATACATTGAACGCTGCCGGCAATGATTCTGGTAATTGCCAGAACAGATCCACTTCGTCGCCCAACGGGTGTATCTTAGCAATTAATTCAGTTACTGGTGAGATGGTCGGCATTATCCTTTAAATCCTACCGCTTTCTTGACTGCAGCTACCAGTTCATTATCGAAGGTAGATGTAGTGCTTTTTACATAACTGTCGGCATACTTAAAAAAGATCTTCATAATGAATTTCTCAGTTATGAGGGTCTTCGCTGTTGCGACAAGAATCTTTCCAATGACTTTCCGGACTACCGGTACTGCAGCGCCGCCGCCCAGTGCCAATACTCCAGCTATCGGTTTCCAATTTTCCTGTAGGAATTCTAACATGGTGTACTCCTCTATGGTTTATTTTTTTCAAGCAGGAGAGTAACGATTTGATCCAGCTTATCGTCCTGCTTTTCTTGGATGGATTGAATTGCCAAAACCCCCTGCTCCACAACCGCTATCCGAGTAGATAGCTTTGCGTGATCAGCCTTCTGGTTCAGGAGATCTAATTCTATATTGCTAATGTCTTTTGCCATTTTTGGTATTGTAGAAATCTGCTGACTTTGAAGCTCTGTCACATGGCGGATTTCATCATCCATGTGATTTTCAGTAATAACTTTAAAACTACCATAGGCCACAACTGAAAATACCAGTGGCATTATAATAACAGTTAGTACCATCCTTGTTATAGGACTATCGTTTAGAATATTTTTAACCGTGTTCATTTTTCTACCCTTTTTCATAAGTTCTTATTATTTTGATGAACTTATTAATTGAGCCTTTGCCCCCAGCTGTATTGTAATGTTTTTTCCAATACTCTGCTTGACCTGACAGGTCGCTTTTCGCAGGAATAGCTTTAGGTACCGGTCTGTATTTCAACCGGCATAAAGCTATCCCCAGTGGGATATTGCCCATCAATTGTAAGTCCAGAATTTCACTTTCATTTTCATCGTCCATTTTGGACAGATCGCACATGCAGATTCTTTCCAGATCCTGCCTTATCGTTTTCCGATATTTAATGTAATCGTTGATGATGGATCTTGCGACCCAAGGTTCAATTTGGAAAAAGGATCTGGCGACCCCTATCCGATCACCCCTGCCTATTTTCTGGCGGAGATGTTGATATTTGCTCTCAACCATTCCTGTCCGGAAGACCATTGCTGCAGCATCTTCACTAAACATTCCAAGTCCCTTCAGGACAGTTTCAATAAGAGCTTCGATGTCGAGTTGGTTTAACATAATTCCTAATCAATCGGTAATGGTTGATCATTAGCGAATGATCTCAATGCTACGTGAATCTTTTTCGGCATTATATCCGTGTCAGATCCCCGATCAGCTGCAAGGTCATCCACTACGATGTAGTTTATTTTAGATGAGAACTCAGCTGCATAATCAGCTGCAGATGCCACACCTTTTCCAGCCTTCCAAGTTATTGTCCGTCCGGAAATGGTATAGTCTACTCCCTCATAGTATTGAGTATTCTGGTTGGTGATGGAATGGATCTTCTGAACATTAAAGGCATTGATAATATCCCTGCTATCGCGCCTTAATATGTCTCCCTCACGGCGAACACGATCATCGACCACCACCACATCCCCACGTGAGATCGTGCTCCATATAGGTAAATGATCATACCGGTCATTCGCGGGCTTGACCAGTATCGGCTCAGTTACATTGAAAACTTCTGGGAGCGCATCTAATGTGGCTCCATGGTAGATTTCTACTTTTGCCCCAGATCCTATGGTAGTGGATCTGATAGATAAATAATTATTGCCACTCGGGTTACCGTTTATATCGGTTTCCAGAGCAATCTCTCCAAGGCCAGCTCCATTAAGTGCCCGGATTATTTCATAAATTTTTGTGTCTGCTGCAGAGACTGCCTCAGAGCTCAGATCAACAGTCTGCTCTGCAGATCCATCAATTGAAATTTTGATATTCTTATCGCCGGATAAATCAATCCCGGCACTCAAATCTTTTTGCCCCACATAATAAGCATGGGAATTCCTACGCAATTTAGGAATCGACATGGTACAGCCACCCTGAAGGATCTCACCCAGCTTATGCTGGATCCGTCTGAAATCAATTGAAGTTCTCAGGACTTCATATTCCACAGGGTCTTTATAATAATAACCAAAGGTACATCCACAATTAGGATCGTAAACTCCATTATTCAAACCTACACAGCTGCAAAGCCAGCTCTGGTAATAATAGATCTTCACGCCCATTCCGTCTTCCTCCAATAGCTTCACGGTCTCAACTGCTAAATTGAGGCGGGTCACGCCATTGCCCCCATTAACATCCGGAAATCCTTTTCCGCTGCATCGCCAATAACTATCTGGACAACCGGTTTCATTTCATTCCATGTTTTCTCGGCTATCTTTCTTGGCGGGGTTCCGGGATGGATCCAGCCCTTGCTATCTTCATGCATTATCCGGAAAGTCATATAAGTGGTCTGACCCTCACCACCCATCTTAACCATATTGGCGTATGGACTACTTTTCCAGTTGGTCTTTTTATTTAGTCCACTCAGGCCGGCTGCTGACAGATCCTGCGCCTTTAATCGACCACCCCACTGGTAGGTATGCCTAATGACCGGTCGGCCTGTAGCGGGGTTAGTACGGAGACTGGCACCTGTCTGGCGACTGATACTCAGATTCTTTGCCATCTCATGGATTGATTTTGGCATGGTCTGTAGGGTTGCCCGCTGAGTTCCTTTTCCACCTTCATGGGATCCGGCGCTCGGGGTACCATGGCGAAAGGGGATAATAAGGTACCGCTTCCCCTTTTTTGATATTCGAACCTTATCAGATGTCCACAACATTTTCTTCATGTCGTGCATCTTTGTCCCTTCCTCAACGAATCGGGCATGAGGAGCAGTATTAATAACCGCTCCTCGATACTCGTCATTTTGGTAAGGATAGTTTAGACCTTCTTGAATCCCCAGTAAATATGCACCGGTTGGTCGATGGAATGCACCACTCGCATTATCTATCCATCGCTGTTGCACCATCTCAGTGGACTGATGAACGGCTTTGGACGTGTTGGGAAGTTTACGGACGCCGAATGTCTCCAGCGCAACGATCACGCCCTCAAGTTTATCATGGTCAATAACTGGGGTAATCTGAAGCATCTGAGACTATTTCTCTCCGACGACGCCCGAAATATCTTCGCAAGCAGCTGAAGTACGATTGGTGCCATGGTCTGTCCGCAACTCATTTGCCAGAGTGATTAATCGTTTCAGTTTATCACCGAAAAGAATATCCCTCAGAGTTGGGCTCTCACGATTTAATTTTCGAACTTGTGAAAGAGTCATTTTCTTTCTCCTATTTAATACCCTTCAACTTGGAGACGTTTCAGGTACTTACGTTTAAAGGAATTGATCCACAACTTCTCAGCATCCGCATATTGTTTCAATGCTGCGGAATGTTCTCCAAATGTAGCGCTGGAAGTATAGGATCTGGTAGTGGATCCACCATCAAGACTTCGGCTCTCAGAGCTTATTCCCCGATGGGTATCCAAATTTGGTAGCATGTTGAGAGCAACACGTCTCCCAATTGCATTCTGAATATCTTTTTTCTGTTCAATACGAAGGGTGTCCCACTGCAGGCCATGGGTATAATCATACTCAAAAAAGTCTGGGACATAACTGGCCTCACCCATCAGTATGGCAAGACCCATGCTGCCCCGGGTGAGCATTCTAAACGCCATCCCTGCGGCTCCTCCCGCATAAGGTACGATTTTAACCATACCCTCTATGGCATTACCTATCTGAATCCATTCCTCGGGCACATCAACTACTTCTTGCTCGTTGAGTAGAAGCCTGATTCGAGTAACTGAAATTATAGGATGCTCATATAGAGCCTGTGTCCAAAATTTTTCATATATCTGGCGCATGTAATATTCATGCCGTTCCCCGGTTACTGTCTGGGGAGTAAAATAAACAAGGGTGTCCCGCTCTAATTCATCTGTAGCAATCCGGATCTGGTCACGAATCACACTGCGGTAATCAGACTGAAAAGTGGCTGCAATCTCAGTTTCTGTAATACCACGCAGGAAATTGTCCATTACAAATGATGGGGATGCAAGAATACGATCCGTGTCAATCTTGCTGACAAGAGCCGCATCTTCTGGATTATACTCCGGCTCCAGATCTACCGCAATACTGTTATTCGTCGCAACCCAGTAGAGGTACGCATCATCCGGGGTGACGGTTGATGCGAAAGTAACATCGAAGTAGTATTTCCCAGATCCAACATCCAGCACACAGGTTTTGTCCTGCAGGGCTACATCAGATCCATCGAGTATATACTCGCCGAGAGGATCTACTACTGATAACTTTACACTATCAACTGTCTCTCCGGTATTAAGATATACCCTATTGGTTTGTCCAAGGGTTAGTTTTTGCACTCAAGCCTACTCCTTGAACCGGGGATCCTTACGGATCGCTGCCAACAGGTCTGCTTTTTTTCTGGCACCAGTTCTATCAATGCCGTACTCTGTGATAAAGGTGCGAATTTCGTTGATGTGATCCTTTTCGGCTGGGATAACTTCCGGGAACTCTTTGTCCTTTGGAGCTGGGGCTTCTACCGTAGCGGATGCCTTTTCGCTGCCATCGCCTTCGGTCTGTTGTTCCGCCTGATCAGAGCTTTCACTCTCAGCTGTAGGTTCATTCAGATCCGCAGCAATATCTTCTGTGGATTTCTCCTCAGTTTCATCAGCCGCAGAGTCGAGCTTCCCTGTAGGTGCTTCCTCGTCATCTGTTTTAACATCTCCAGCTTCAAGAGGCAGGTTTTCATCAACGGTTACATCTTCGGTGTCTTCGTCGCCTTTTACCTCTGAGTCCTCAATGGTCTCCTCAGTATCCACAACAGTTTCCTCATCGACCTCGGGAGTTTCATCTTCAACCACGACAGGGGTGTCATCGTCATCTGACTCTGCTTCCGAATCGATCAATTCATAGCCGGGAAAATTGTTAAGGAAGTGATTAGCCTGAGCTTCGGTGAATTCCTCAGCTACTCCATTAACAAACTCAACAGTTCCCTCAGAGGATCCTATTGGGGCAGTGATATTATGTGGTGCTTTCAGAACTTTCTTACCCATTACTATTCTCCAGTATTTGGTTAGTTAAGTGGAGCCCCAAAACTCTGGGGCTCCAAATTATTTAACAGGTACTAAAATTCGGATTGCGACCAACGAACATTGGTATACAATACGTGATAGGTCTTTCCTGTTCGAGCGTTCGCCAGCTTCGGAGTACGCAAGTACGTGTATAACATATATAGGTACGGATACCCAACAATGTCATTCAGACCAAACGGCAGCTCCATGCGAACGAAAGGCATAAGCTGACGGTAATCGACTGCATCCGTTTCCGGGGCATTCGATAGCAACACAGCGGTTGAGCAGCCCGGAAGGATCCGGTTATAGTCTACCCAGTCTGTGGTACCTGTGGAATCAGTAACGGCAATATCAGCAACCCAGCGGCAGTCTGCAGCTGTTGAGGCATCCATTGCGCTACGATAGATTGACAGGCCAGTAATAGTTGCATCATTACAGGTAATTGTCAATGTACATTTTTGACCCTGTGCGATGGCCTGAGCTGAGGCAATCGAGGTCGCTGAAGACACACCACCGGAATGGTATGCAGAGACCTTGTACCAATAACTACCAGCATCACCGGCTCCAAACTTCGAGGCGGCATCAGATGCTACGGCTGCAGTTGGGGCACTGGGAGCAGTCGGCGCAAGAGCTGTGGTTGGATAGTCGGCACTGGGGGCTTGCATCGATGCGCTTTCACCACTTGGGTAGAAAACATCAATCGATGGTACAAATTTAAAATGTGGATCTCCGCCACCGCCGCCCCAGCCATTATAGGCAAAATCACTATAATAACCAGAGGTCGGTTGACCAAGTAATAGGTTCTGTGCAGCTGCTTTCTGTGCATCTGGAAGCATTACACGTTTGGCTGCTGGCAGGATCTGGTTCAGGTCAGATTTGATTTTCGTAGGCATAACCATGTGAGTAGCAATACCCAGAGCGTTGATAACATTTTCTGCCCCTTTATCCAACAGACCTTCGTTTATCTCACCACCTTTACTTCCGCTGGCTGAGCCTGTGGCACGGCAATCAACGATCGCATCCACATAGCCATCAGTAAAACAGGCATCATACAGCTTCGTATAAAAACCGTCAAACTGGTTAGGCATGGCAGCACTATTACCAAAGATTGTTCCGAGCTCAAGAGCTTCCAGAACGGTAATGGCGCCAGCTGTGTTTATGATATTGTGCTTCTCAGCCATGGTGGAGACCTGCTCCATCACATGGGTAAGGTCGCGCATATCGCGGATAAATTTCGTGGCATCCACGTGACGTTCTAAGGTCACATCGGATGTTGCCGGGAAAGCCGTCTCATTCGTGAACTTACCGAATACATGACGCTTGGCATTTATCCCGTGATCAGATAATTGCATCCATTGATCTAACACTGCGTAAATAGGTTTATTGCGAAGCAGGTTGTAGAATACAAGATTCTTGCGCTGCTCGGCTGTTACCTTCAGCTCACGATCGATATTTTCAACCGTAATGGCGCGACCATCGGTGAGGGTATCCAGATCCGTCATATCTGATCCGACGCCCGTACCCGCTGTCATAGCCTTACTGAAACCCTTCGGAGTTATCCGAAGCTGACCATCATTGACCAGCGATTTATTTAGACCTTGAATTTCTTCATAGCCTAATCCTCGTAGTAAATTCATTGATTCACTCCTAAATAGTTATTTGAAATGATGTTGATTGGGGCTGGTTCAGTCTGAAACTTTGTCCAGAATGGCATCTAATACAGCGGACTCATTCTGACGCCACGCTGATTCTGCCTGAGCTGCCTCTACCGACGTAATACTTTTCGCAATCAGTCCTTTTTCCAACTTCCCATTTAACTCGGCAAAGCTCATCTTTGGCACAACTTCGGCTGGGTTTCCGTCGCCATCAGGGGCGGCTTCTATCTGCAGCTTAGTTACATCAATCGGCTTGCCAGTTGATTGGGATTTCATCATAAGGACAACTGCATCGGCTACAGAGATCTCAGTTTCGCCGTTTTTCACGACAAGGGATTTCTGCAGGGTTTCAACGGCACCTTTAAACTGGCTTACCAGATCCAGAGATTTGGCAAACTCAACGTCCCGCTGATTGTCATACGAAACTTTTTCGGTAACCAATGCGGTAAGGTCATTGATTCCCTTTTGGATATTCATTAAGAATGGAGCGGCGTCAACCACTTCACCTTCCTCACCTCCACCAAGGGAAGAAAAATCTTCGAGATCAAGATCATCATCTCCGGCTTCTTCCGGCTTAATGGCTTTTTCAACACTTTTCTGAAGGGTTTCAATATTGGTTTGAATGGCCTTCAGCATTCCCACTTCTTCCGGTGGATTGGCATCTTCGTCGGGGAAAAACGATTTCGCCAATTTTGCAGCATTCTCAGGGGTTTCGCCCTGATCTTCAAAATGCTGGGTAGCTTCTTCAATAGTTTTAAACATGGTATTACTCCCAGTTGATTTATTGATTTTATCTGAAGTTTTTTTCTTTTTCTTAGACTTTTTTTGTTTATCGTCGTCCTCAATATCCTCAGCGGTACGCTTCAATTTCTTGTCGATGTTATCTTTTGTGATAGCGTCTCCGCCGGTCTTCTGGGATACATCGGTGCTGGTGGGGGTTGCGGATAATGACTTTGCAAATGAGTTATGATTGTCCTCAACGGTTTTCAGCCAGACGGACTTATTAACTGGATTCGGGGTCAAAACAACATTGATTACCTTGGCTTTCCGGGCACCACCCTTGGATACTTTATCGTCGGTATAATTACCTTCGATTGACCATCCGAGAGTTTTTTGGTGATCTGGGAAAAGGTGGTTGTGTTCGTTGATACTCTGGATTAATTCCCATGTAGAATCAGCGATATCTTTGTTGTTAAATAAAGCACCCTTTACTATAGTTGATTTGCCATCTTCTGACATAACCCGTTCGTGCGGACAGCCTATAATATATTTTGGATCGTTGGCAACGTGCTCATATTTGATCCACCCTTGATCATCAAAGTATGAAAAATCGAGGGACTTTTGGATCATCCGCTCACCTTCTTCATCCGGATTGTTGTTTGTAATCTCTCCGTAAAGGATCCGCCGTTCGGCAGTTCCGGCATCTACCTCTTGCCCAGAATCTAATGATTTCTGGAGATGTAATACGCCATGAAGGATGAAGTCGGGTTTTTTACCAACGGTCGTTTTTTGCATCTGTCTTCTCCAAACAAAAAAAGCCCAGACCTTGTGGTCTGGGCTTCGACTTTAATAAATGGTCTTGTGCCTTGATAGCTGAATAATACTTCACCTGTGACATATATGTCAATGATATTTCATAAATGAATAAAAAAAAGCCCCCGGTGAGGGGGGCTTTTCAGGATTTGGAATGATACTATTTACACATCTACCGTTGACAAATATTACAATAACAGCGGGTAAAAATCCACGTTATGTTGCTTCAATTCGTTGTTTTGCAATTTTAACATATTCATTCACATAGTCAATTCCGATAAATCGGCGATTTAATTTTTTACACGCTACACCAGTTGTCCCACTTCCCATAAATGGGTCTAAGATAATTTCATTTTTATTAGTCAGCATTTCCACTAATCGCATCATAATACTTTCAGGCAGTTCATTTTCATCTCTATTTTTGTTTTTTCGGTGTTTAATCCTATGTAAATCTGTCCATACATCGGATAAAACAGTAACTTTATTTCCATCAATTTCTTTCAAATTTTTATACTTACCACCATAATCTTTTACAGATACTCCACATTTGCGGCAAGTTTGAATAGGAATATATTGCTTATTAAATGTTTTATTGTTTGTTTTACTAAACCATAAAAAAGCGTAGTGTTTTGGATAGAGCCTTGAAGGTGTTGGTAAACTTCCTCCATTGTCCCATGCAATCCAATTTTGAAACTCCCCAAAATTATCAGCGTAAAAAGCAACCTTATAAGCCCACTTAGGGATATTATGGTAAACAAAGTTTCCAGTATTTTTTAAAATTCTAAACGATTCTCTTACTACACTGTATTGCCAATCAAGGTATTCAGCCACTGAGAGATTGTCATCATATTTATTTGCGTATATTTTTTTTAAATTAAATGGAGGGTCAAGAAAAACCATATCAACACTATTATCTGGTAGAGTTACCATTATCTCTAAACAGTCACCACGCAACATAACAAATCGTTCAACCTGACCGCAAATGCGGTCTGGTTTCTCTTGTATCATTGGTGCAATCAAAGTATCTTTCATAAACTAAATTTTTCCTTTATGTTTGCGGCAGGTTAACTCAGCCGTTAGGTGCAATAAAATAAAAAAATCCCACCGCACCTTTGTTTTTTCAAAACAATTGGGTTTGTGTCACCGTTTTATATGATGTATCGTATCTTTTATTATTGCCTTTATCATACGGTAAAACATCCCATATTAAACTTTTTCGCATATCTTTTTTATCTCTTTTGTTCCCTAAAAATATGACATACCTTTTCTTTTTATCCATCTTTATTATTTCACCACCTGCATTTAAAAAGTTTTGGTCAATAGTCAAATCCTTATCAAAATCTAATCCTTTGTTTTTAAACCAGTAGTCTTTTATGTGTCTCATTGAATATTGGTATCCTTGAAAAACATATTCTTTGTCTGCACCACCTTCACCAGTATAAAGAAAATTTAACGCTTGATAAGTGTATCCAAAATGTCCATTGTTTGGGTCTGCATAACTTATTACAATCATTGGTTTTGGTAACATTTCAAAAGTACGTGCAACAAACCAACTTTGAACGTTTTTTTCAAGTCCATCATCTTTTATTAATCGGTTTAACTCAATTGCATTTTCTTTATACTTCTCACCGCACAATAAAAGGCAGTTGTGTTGTGGTGGTAATCCATAAGTACAAACACCAACTAATTTAATACCATCATACAAACCAAATGAGTAGTTGATACTTGGTATTCGTTTTGCATAATGTTTTTTCAATAACCATTCCTTTGTTTGGTCTTTTGGTATTGATTTTACTTTGTATTTCTCATTTAAGTTCATATAATTTCCCTCCCTATTTTTTTATTTTACAGACACCTAACAATGTATAAATGGCATTAAAACGCCCATTTATACTCACCGTTATACCGCCTTTTCATAGTGGCAAAACCCCCTGTGCTAATCTTTCAGCAGCAACCTGGCACCACTTTTTATTTAGTTCTATTCCAATCGACTTGCGCCCCATTTCTTTAGCCGCAAATAATGTGCTTCCACTACCCATAAACGGGTCAAGTATTGTATCACCCGGCTCACTAAATT